AGCAGCAGCTGATAAAGTTGCCTCATCTCCATATACTGTTACTTGTTGTAATCCGCTTGCCAGTTTTTGCAGTTCATTAAAATATTCGGGAGTGTATTGGCCAGTATTTTTAAGTGAGGTATAGAGCTTTGTTAATGCTTCTTGCTGTTTCGAATATGCATCGGTAAGAGATTTCATACTTCTAACCATGCCATATACTGCCGCTGCAGCCGCTGCCATTTCAGCATAATAACTTTTTACAAGTTTACTTAAACCACCAATATTTTTCTTTGCAGATGCAACAGCCTGACCTGTTTGATCACGGCCTATGATCGGCACTTCAACTATTAATCTCTTAGCCATCTCTATACCTCAAAAACGCTTCTTGGATTAATAAAATTCTCTCAATGTGGAGCCAGTCTTGGTCAAACAATCCGCCTGCCTGTGGTAGGATCCCTTTTTCGAAAAAGTGATAAGCTGTTAACCAGAATGCCCATTTATTACGCAAAGTCAAAATCCTCTTTCCTGTAGATGTTCTGGTCGTGTAATTATATTTAAGAGTTCTAACCACCTCATCTATTTCCCGACATTCTTCTCTGCTAAAGGGGAATTATATTCCCTCACAGCCGTATGAATAAATTCAATAAGCTCCGGATTTCTCTTATCAAGCTCTTCTATAAGGAAACTATCCCATCCCCCAAATGGAGAGGTCTCTTTAACCACACCATACAAAAGCTCTGCATAAATAACATCTTTTAAATTCTCAACTTTTACTTTTCCAGGATCTTCACTCGATATCATCTGAGCAAGTTTCATCTTCTCACCATAAGTATAATGTCTAATCTGAATCACAACCTTCTTAGATTGATCCTTAAAAAACCGTGTTATATCCAAATCTTTTGTTTCTATCGGTAAAACATCATTAACATCCATATTACCCCCTTAAGCCGACCACTTATTATTTCTTCCATCTCTCAAAGTAATTTTTACAAAATTAGTTGAATCATATACAGCTTCAAAGTCAATCGTAAAAGTATGACTATCTCGACCCGTAATCTGAGGATGAGCATTAAGGTAGTGCACCTTTGGAATATCAATTGTCAGCGTATAATAATACCCCGATTCAATAGCCTCAGTTGAAGTAAAGATAAAAGTAAGCTGTCTTTGAGTATTATCCCTATATGCATCCCGTTCAGCATCAGAATCACTTGTATATTCCACTTCCATACTACCAGTCAAACTTACAACCGTTTTATAAAGATGATTTCTATATGGATTTCCATCAAAAACAAACCCACCATCAGCATCAAGATGATTTGAATATTGCAAACTAAAACTTCTTACAAATGCAACTGTAGAGGAATCTATCTGTACCTCACCTGTTCCAAATACAAATGGTAATTTAGTACTCGGATCTAAATCAGCTCCTGTCTGATCATCAGTTTCAGTTTGACCAAAAAGACCAACCGTTGCCTGAAGAATAGCATCACGAGCCGCTTCAAAACTTAACGTATCTACCTTGCATCCCTTATATTGAAAAGCATTCCCACTACCACCACCACGATCTATCTCCAGCATAAAACTACCCAGATCAGTAGTAAGTCCCGCAGGAGTAAAATCATGATCATAAGCATTTGACGTATCAACTTGAGCAGGGTCAGCCTCCACTCCAAGAGCAAGATAAAGAAGCAACCCAATATTATCCGGATTTACCTCAAAAGTAAAAGAGCCATTTACATCTTGAACAGTAGAATAATACTTGTATATCGATCTATGACTGAATACATGTTCAGATGCTATTTTCCGAAAATCACACTTTACAGACTCATTTATAAGCTCTATAAATGTATCTGGAGTCCCCCCACCACCATAAGAAGACTCTTTTACAATTCCGGCACTACCGCCTGCTCCTACATAAAGCCCCATTTTATACCTCCTCTAACTTTTTCTTTTTCTTTTCTTCTATAACCTCGACGAGGTCTTTAACTTCTTCATAATCCTCATCAGGCATATTTATAATTTCACCTGCTCCTCTTGAAATAACTCTATGTGCCTTAGTTTTAAAAGGAGCTTTAGTTTTTACCCTTTTCATAAACTATCCCCCCTATGGATTTCCATAAACATAGTGGTATCTAATTAAAAATCTGTAATTAAATACTATCACATTTTGCTTCGATGTAAACATAACTTCAATTCCCACAGGTATAGTATACCAAGCATTATTTCCACGAGTACCATCGGTACATAAGGCCTTTTCTATATCATCCAGAAAATTATTTAGAACAGTTTCCCTCGATGAGGTTGCATAAATTCCACCCATAATAGTAACCAAAAGTTCAGATATTACATTCTGATTCGGTACACCGCTTGTTTCTTTATCATCAGTAGCCCAAGAAATTATCGCAAATGGATAATCAGACTTTTCAAACCTTTCAAAATCTTCAGATTCTCTCGTAACCAAACCTATGTTATTATTATAGCCATTCGCAACCGTTATATCTGCAAGTGTAGACTCGATATTATTTAAAATATCTTCTCGCTTTCCCATTTAAATCCTCTCTATAAAATCAGCCACTTCATTAGCTATAATTCTCACAGTCTCATTAAATTGAGATTCTACCGCTCTTCTTAAAAACCTTATAGGTCTTGTACCTGGATGCATAACTACTCTACCAAACTTAGCTAAAGGTTCATCTTTAGCCACAATTTTATGTGGTCTTGTACCTTCCTCAAGGAATTTAGCTACTGCCCAATCAGACCCCACAACTGCTCGAAGTTCCTCTCTATAACTTGTAATACTTTGTCTTGTTCTACCAGTCATTACAGGTACAAGCTCTTCCGCCTTATTTTCAACTCTCTTCATAGCCTTTTCAAGTCCCCTGGCCAAAGCTTGCCTAAGACCAGTTTTAATCTTATCCAAATCATTTAGAGCATCTTTAACACCTTTGGCCTCTATTTTTATACTAATCATAATCTTTGGTCTCCACTACATACAATCTCAACTCTTTATGTCTTTCATTTGGATCAAGAATTCCCGTAATTTTAAAATATCTATCTCCATATTTTACCCGCATATCTGTAGTTATCCCACGCCTATACCTCATTACTATTCTAACCTCTGCTTCACCTTCAAGTTGATGATTTTGCTCAATTTCTCTTGCACTTAAAGGCTCAATCCCAGCCCAAACTGTCCACACATCAGCCCATGATTTTGTCTTTCCACCTCTTGCATTAGTCACTTTTACTGGTTGTTGAATCGTAACCCTATGTCTAAGTCTCTTTGTCTCCATCACTTTGATGCCATCACTTTGATTCCATTATCTTATAAACCATATTCTCTTAAGATCAAGCAATGCATATATTCCTAAAGGAATCTCAGCCAAAGCCCTCTCTACAGTTTGTTCTCTATGCTCATATAAGTGACCAGCCAAAAGTTTTATAGCTTGTTTAATTTCCTCTGGTACGTAAGTCCTATCATCTCCATATCCAGCAACAAACCTCACAACCACACCATTTATCGGCCTTAAAGTAGTAGATGGATAAGATTCTCCATATTTAAGACTTACTCTGCCTGGATCAGAATAGATATCTACCATATAGTAATCTGTAGAAAAAGTATTCTCTGAATCATCCATATCATAATACTTTATGTAAGTAACAGACTGTAATGGAGAAATTGGAACCAGAAATGGAGAATCTGGCCAATCATCAAGCCACCAATCCCAGGTCTGAGTAATATAAGCTCGCTTTTGATATCGTTCACAAAAACGCCTTGCTACTGTAATAAAATTCTCAAGAAGTGTATCTTCCGCACTATAAGGAGCAATTTTCAGAACAGATACTCCAAATTCACAAGCCGCACCAGCCACAGTAGCAACAGCTCGAATATAACGCTTTATTCCTGTATAAGCCTTCTCATAAACCGCATTATCATTTGACTCACTAACTTGATCAAAAGATGTTACATCATTCCAATTTGTACCATCTTCAGAATCTTGAATCTTTACATCAACCGTACCACCTGACCCACAAGTACCAGCATTTAAATATATAAGAACACTATAACCACGAACATCTACAGAATTCCCTTCAAGACCATAATTAGCCACAGTAGAATGACTTCCAGGAGCAATACTCTGCACAAGCGTATTATTATCCATAATACTCCCAGAATCCAGCCGTAAATGGTCCTTTAACTCATCTACAGTTACAGGTTCAGATGTAGGAGCAGTTTGTAAATAAAGACCCATTCCGCTCACCTCATATAAATTATGACTTTTCCACCTTTACTATCTCCAGCATTAGAAATTTGTAATTCAAGTTGATCATCTATTACAACAGGTATTATAGTTGAATTTGCACCATAAGTAATCTCAACTCCCCCAACAACAATATCAGTACTCGAATTAGAAAGATTTGTTCCCTGACCAGCTAAAATATCCACTCCATTTTCATCAAGCAAAACTGCATCATAACCATCAGATGGTTGAGTCGCTCCAGAATCTGGAATAAATACCATTCTTGTTATCTCACCACTTAAAGTCTTACTCTTTATCCCACTAACATTACCTGAGCTATCACTCGTCCAATCAAAAGTAATCTTCTTGATTGTTCTTATTTCTTGATATGATATATCAATACTACCAGCCATATCATCCCCCTATTAAGTTTCTCTTGTCCATGTACCATTAATAGCCACCGCTATCCAATCTCCAGCAGAATTTGCAACAAGCGTTATATATTCTCCAAGTGCATCAGCCGAAACATATTTTCCATCAGCCGCAGTTATACCACTTGCATAAATAGCATCATTATCCCCTGGATCAATCCGAAGTTCCTGTGCCGCATATACAAAAAACGTAAAAGTAGTACCCTCAGTAGGAGCAGAAGGTAAACTTATAGTTATAGCACCAGTTGCACCTTTATTGGTATGAACAGATCCACTTTCAGCTTCTGTAAGCGTATCATTTGCAGTATGATCCTCTATTACAACTTTATGACCAAATCCACCTGAATTACGTATTCTACATAACTCAGTAGCAGATAGATTTTCAAAAACAAGATCCCCATTACTCCATTTCGTTTTAATCTTAGTAACTGGCATATCTATACCCCCGATCTTATAATTGTGGGGAATGATTCAAAGGCTCATTCCCCTAAAGCCATCTTAATCAACAGCACTAAGCTGAGAAGTCTGTGGATATCTCGGAACAAGAATAGCTACAGCTCCCACAAAACAAGCAGATATAGATCCACCTGGAGCAAGCTTTACTCTGATATAAGGATATCCACGAGTAAGTGTAGCAGGATCAACTTCAACAAGTATTACTTTATTATCATCTGTTGCCGATACCGTAATACCGCTTGTAGTTGCACTGGAAACAGCTCCCATAGAATCTGTTCCAACAGCAGAGCTTTTGCGATATTTAAATGCAATCGCAGTTGAATTACTCGGAGTAGTATCATCGCATTCTTCAACAGTTAATGTTACTGTATCTCCAGTAATAGCCCCAAACATTACCAATATCTGAATATTATGGTATTCCTTAAATCCAATAACATCAGTATAAGTATCACTGGAAATATCTGCAGGGGCTAAAGCTGGTACAACATGAATTTCTTCACCTAAAAGCATTGGTAATCCCATTTCCTACCTCCTAAATTATGATCTTGTAGCAAGAGCCACATATGGTGAAACCGTATTTGACCCCTTATATGGTGTCAAAGTACTTGACCAAATCGGCTGACCATCCACTCTATAAACAAATCTCAAAGCAGTCTCATCGTAAATAAATCGTACATGAATAGAAGATGCCGACTTCATTCCACCTTTATCTATAAGCAGATATTGTGAAAGATCAACAAAGTATATATCTCCCTTAGTACCAAGAGTCTGACACTGTTCAATCGGAATAATAGGTCTTCCTAAAAGAGTCCCATAGGGAGCACCACTAAGCCCATTTGGTGGAACAAACATCGGCACTCCACCAGTACCGATTACATGATGTAACTGGAAAATCTGTGGCCAGCAGTCCTGATTAATAAGCCATACAGCCTTACTAACAGATGGAGACCACATACGACTATACATCTTCTCAATATTTTCAGCCAAAATAGTAGATGCCGTCTGACCAGTCTCCTTAGCTACAGTTACCAAAGCACCACTATTATAAATTCCCATTGGCTCTCCAGCACCAGAACCATTTATAATTAGGTCATCCAGCTTAAATCCAAATTCCTCAGCAAATCCAGTCTTTACCCAATCCTCAAGAAAACTTACATCCTCAAGAAGTTCATCAGTTAGATAGCACAACCCAGTAAGCTTATTGAGCTTCAGCTTTAACTTTTTAAACTTTGGCTTTGATGCAGTTTTAGCCTCTGCCTCTGCAGTAGTATAAACACGAATGCCTCCCCATCGAGATCCATCAGCCCTTGAAGTTTCATCAACAGCAGGAATCTCTATACTATTGGCATTCTTAGTAAGAGTAAACTTTCGACACATAGGTACTAAAACTGCAGTTTTATGAGCAAGCTGAATAAGCTCTTGAGCATAATCTGGTTGTACCAAAAATCCACCTTGAGAAGGAATACCTTCATTCAAACCACTTGCTCTTTCCTCTTTATCCCAAGCTGTAGTAAGTCTGGGATCAATCGTTCCAGATCTCCTACCATCAATATTAAATTCTCCTGGTGGTGATCCAGCAAGAATTACAGCCTGGATAAATTCACCAAAAGAATTCCACTCCCCAGATGGCTTATTTAAACCTTCTGGTTTAACCGTACGCTCTTCAGGTTCTTCAAGAGACTGTTCTACCTTTTCAAGTCTCTTTTCAGCCTTAATTTCCTCAATAAGTTTCTCCATTTCATCTAACATAGGTTGTAACTTATCAAGTTCTTCAGCAGTTAAATCACGTTCTTCGGCTTCAGCCTGAGATTTTATCTTTTCAACCTCAGCTCTAAGCTCTTTTAATCTCTCCTGTCTACCCATCACTAACCTCCTAAATTTCAATTTCTTTGGCTTTCAAAAGTAAATCTTGAATGCGAAGAGAAGTGATCTTTATCGGCTTCTCTTCATCATCAGAGTGAGTATCCCTCGGCTCTGATACAAGATCCGAAAGCCTATCTATAGCAAACTGTATAATTTCCCGATCTTCATCGGACAAATCAAGACCATTTATATGTTTATTTAAAGCCCTTGCGAGCTTTTCAGATTCAAGACCTACCTCACTCATAATAGACCTAATTTTTACATCCGTTTGTGGATATGCGGGAAATACAACCGGAGAAATATCAAAAAGCCTCACCTCTATAAGTTCACGTTTTCGACCATCATCAGACCAATCATCTTTAATTGTTCTAAATCCAAAAGAATTATGAATTACATCTCCCCGTTTTATACTCACCGCAAGATCTCTCGCATAAGAAGTGTCTGGAAGCTTATTCTCAAAATACAATCCCTTATCATCTTCTTTTAAAATTAGAGTCCCATTCCCCGTTCTTCCTAAAATAAAATTTGGATCATGGTTAAATAATGCCCTGATATCCGACTCTTTTATTGTTTTTGCAAAAGCCCCTGGTCTTATTTTCTCCCGAAACATTCCGCCTATCTCTTCACTCCACACATTAAATCGAGCCGCATAACCATAGATTATATTTTCATCTTCATCATATCGAAATTCATCTATAACCACACACCGCCTTTCATACTCGTACAATCCCTTGTTCTCTATCTTCTTATCAATCGCTTGAAGAAGAGAATCTGCCACATTAGCAAGCTCAGTAAGTCCCTGCTGAGATGCCCTCTGTTTTATTGCTATAACAGCTTTACGCCACACTTTACCCCCCTTACCATATGGATATTTATACCGAGAAAACGTATCTTCATCATACGCATCATCATGTATTAAAAACCAAAGCCCATACTTTGCCCAATCTCCATTTACGGAATTAAGAAGTTTATGTCTATCATCAGAAGTAAAACTCCAGCTTCCACCAGTCTGTATTGCTCCAGAATTTATTAAACTCCGAGCATGAGAAACAGAACTTGAATGAATAGATTGCTTCCTTAATTCCCGTTTTCCCCCAGGCTCAAACGTACCATCTTTGTCCTTACAATAAGCCCTTGCATCGCTTTCCGACCAAACATCTACAGGAAAACGCATTGATTGAAGTTCAGACTTACCCTGCTTTATTCCATATACAAAATCAATGCATTTCCCATCATGTTTAACCTTGCATTTCTCATACGCATACTTATCGTACGTTGGTGGCTTTAACCTACAAGAATGATAATTTGGTAATGGCATATTAGACCTCCCCTATTATCATACAGGTACAACCTCTATGTGCGGGTGGATGATGAATCTCATACTTTAACTTTAACGCATGATCAGCACCTTCTGGTTGAAATACCATATCTGGAGTAAGAAAAGCCTGCCCAATCTCAACAACCTTTCCATCCAAAGCTCTACAATAAGGACAATTTTCTTCATAATTTACCCACTTAATCCTCCGAACACCTGCCGCTCTATAAGATTCCCTTGTATAAGCATTAGTAGCTTGAATAGTTTCCCAAGCCGCTATAGCCGCAGGTCTTTTAATACTCCACTCCGCAAATCTCTTTTTCAAAGCTTCCATCGGATTGTCTGAATTCCTTACAACTTGTCTTATCTGTCCTACTGCTGAGCCTGTATGATATGACATATTTTTATCTAAATAACATCCCGTAAAATCATCCAAATTCTGGATCTTTGTATCAGTACCCATCTCAAGAGATACATTTTCCTCAACAGCCGATGCCAAAGTTAAAAAAACTGGAGTCCACATAGATATCATATAAGCTTTATGAGTGTCGTAATATTTATCAAGCCAAGACATAAATTCACCTACATCACGATTACTCTTAGATTCTCCCAAAAACTGTTTAGCCTTGCGCATTACATCCTTTTCTTCCTTCTCAAGTATCTTTCGTTCAATCTTCTCAAACAACGGCTTATATGACATAGCAATACGTCTTCTACTATCAGTAATCTTAAGACTTCTCTGTTCACGAGTATTACCGCCAACAGCAATATCAGCCATATTTATCATATTAACTGGCATCCAATAAATATCACCTTCTTTCCCTTCAATCGGATTCATATTTTCAAGCGCTCGCCATTCATTAGCAGAGAGTATACCATTACGCCTTGCAATATCATAAGCTTCATATCGAGCTTTAATATTACCCCTAAGAAGACCATCTATTACATGTTCCACAAAATATACTCTCCGTTCAGGTCTTGATAAAAGTTTCCACTTAATATGCTGTTCCCACCTAACCAACCAAGGTCTTATACAATCCATTACAAATTCGATCTGTTGTTCCTCAATATTCGAAAAAGTAGCCCGCTCAAGATCCTTGATTTTATGTGGTGGAATATTAAACCACCGAGCAATCTCTGTAATCTGGAATTTCCTTGTACCTAAAAATTGAGCATCCTCTGGTGGAATCGTTAACGGAGTATATTCCATACCTTCTTCAAGAATTATCGGTTTATGTGCATTTCCCAAACCAGAATACGTATCAGTCCACTGTTTTCGGAGATTTTCAATAGCATCTAAATCACCTATACGGCCTGGATGTTTTAATACTCCAGTAGTTATAGCACCTTGTCCAAAAAGTCTTGCACCAAATTCTTCAGTAGCAGATGCTAACCCGAAAGTTTCCCTGGCACGAGAAATAACACTATATCCAACTCTACCATCGAAACTTAATCCCGGAATATGAAAAACCCGCTCCGCAGGAAGAACATATTCACGACCCGAAGTATCTTTATGTATATATACAAGCTTACCAGAATCATCA